CGCAGATAAGCCGCTGAGACACGCTTGTCTTGCTTCGGAGCCTGGCCGCAAAACCGGTGTTGCGCCCCCAACCCTATGTTCAGGGGGGAGCGATTATCCGGGATCGGGCGTACGGCATCCGTCGCAATCGCCCCAACCGAGAAGGCGCGTGGGCACCGTTCAGGGTCGTTGGGCTGACTGGAAGTGAGCGTGATCTTAGCGGTTTCGTCCAATTTGGCAGGTGTAGGGAATAGCATGTCAGACACGCGATACCCTAGAAGCGCGACCCGGGGGCTCCCTGCCCGCCCGGGCCTTGCCAAAAATCCTGCTCCCCATAAGCCGCAAACCCGGATGATACACGGGCCAGCCACATATGCTTAGTGACAATAGCGGTGTCGGCCAGGACGGGGCGCAAACGCGCCCTGTCGATGTTGGTGGCCGTATGGCGGAGAACGCCCCGCGTGAGGCGCTCCATTTCGGACGAATCGTACGTGACACCTGGCAGGTAGGTATTGGCCAGGACCTCAGCGTCGGCATTGAGCCGAACGGGTGCAGGAAGCGCCCGCGCCGTATCATAGGCTAGCCGCCCGGGCATGAAAGCGCGGGCACGCTGGAACCAAGCGAACGGCCAAAAAACGAGGGGCAGCGCCGGAACTTCGACGAGATCACCCGACGGGTCGCCGTACACGTTGTACGGCACCTGCGAGTATTCGAAGATCGCATCGAAGGCGTCGAACTTAGGGTCCAACGCCTGCCAGGTATCGGGCCGTTCGTCCTCTGCATTGGGCCGGGCTGTCACCAGGTCCAATTGCATTTGATGGAAGACGTAAACGGGCGCACTCAACCTGACATCACGTTCAGCGCAGTGAACTGCCACGTACGAAATGACGTTGGAGGCGAACAGGCTGGTAAATAGACCGAAGCTTCCGGCGATAGCCAGGACGATCGTAAGTCCAACCACAGCTTTACTCGCGCCGCGAGCGCCCGGCGCCCAACGATGGGCGACGAGCGCGGCGGCGAAAAGAAGAGTATAGCCGATATTAGAGTAGGCAAAGCAGCCCAGACTGAGAAGTATCGTAATGGAAGCGTG